TTTCCAAACTGATGCGGCCAACAATCCAGTCAACGCTGGCGAATTGAACGAATATGGCCTACAAGCTGCTTACAGCTTCTTGGGCGTTAGCAATCGTGCTTATGTTGTACGTGCAGACATTGACTTGGGTCAATTGGTAGCTGAAGCTGAAGCTCCAGTGGGCAAGGCAGCAGATGGCACACTATGGTTAGACACAGTGTCCACAAACTTTGGTTTGTTTGAGTGGAACTCAGCACCGGCCACAGTGACTGGTGGACAGTCATTTGTGACCAAACCAGTAACAGTTATCACTGATACCACATTGGTGGCCACTGGTGCACCTTTGGCAAGTTATGGCCAAATTGGTCAATATGCTGTTGTGGCCACAACCACACTGTTCAAGTTATGGTACAAAAAGCCAATCACTGACACCGCAGGTGGTGTATGGGTTGAAGTTGGCAGTACCAACTGGGTCAAGAGCCGTCCAACTGTATCAGCAACATCAGCTATCACATCAATTACACCAGGTGTTGCCAAAACATTCACTGGTGCAATTACCAGCACAACACTAACAGTCACAGTGGCCGTAGTTAACGGTCCGTTGGCAAACAACGACTTGGTAACATTTGCTGGTGCAACTACCAACACATTGATTGCTGGTCAATTGACCAGTACAGCAACAGCAGCAGCCACAGTGGTTTACACCAGCGGTGGAGCAAGCGGTGCTGACAACTTCAACGTGGTTAGCCCAGCTGGGTTAGTTAACGGACAGTTGATTACTGGTACTGGTGTTCCAGCAGGCACTGTTATCAGTGTTGCTGCTAACACAATTACTTTGGTAAATTCACGTACAGGATTGCCAGCATTGCTAACACAACAAGCAAGCGGTTCATATCTTGCATTTACACCAGGCGGACTTGGCACATACACTATCAATCAAACCTATGCTAGCCCTGTAAGCGCAACAGCTATGACAGTTGCAACAACTGGTGAAACACTTACAATCAACGGACAACTTGTTGGTGGTGTAAGCACAGTCAGCGCATTGGCAACAGCAATTAATGCGTCAGCTATCACGGGTGTTACTGCTTATGCAGACACCAACAACTACTTGTATTTGTATTCCACAGGCACAACAGTCACAGTGAGCGGAACAATTGCAGCTCTTGCAGGATGGACCAGCGGTGCTCAAGCATCGAGAACATTCAATGCTCCAGCACTAGCACTTGCTCCTCACTTTACACCTCCAAGCTACGGTACTTTTGATTCAACACCACGTCCAACAGGCAGTTTGTGGATCAAGACAACCAGTGTTAACTTGGGTGCAAACTGGGTTATCAACCAATACAACGAAGAACAAGATGCTTGGATTAGACAGTCATCACGTTTGTTTGCAAATAATTCAACAGCATTGTCAGTATTGGATCCAGTTGGCGGTGGCGCCAACTTGTCACAAGGTGCATTGTATGTGAAATTCAACAATGACGAACAAAGCCCAGCATTGTCCAACTTCAAGATTTATCAAAGAGCTGGCGTTGGTGCAACAAATATCACCAGTGTGGAAATCAAATCAACCACACTAACTAGCGGTTCCAAGTCAATGACTGTGAGCTGGAGTGTGCCAGGCAGTGCCACAATGGTTACTCCTGTAACAGTGACATTCACAGCGGCAGCGGCCATTGGTGATGCAGCAACTTTTGTAGCGGCATTCCAGGCAGTTGTTCAGGATTCAAATATTTTAGCACAACGCAACAGCGACAACACAGTTACTATCAGTCATTTGACTGGTGGTGAAATTGTTATCGACGATGGCGCAGCAGGTGCATTTGCTGCCATGTTCCCAGTGGCAACCACAACAAACTTGTACAACATTGCCGCAGTGATAGACGCAGTTGGCGGTGCTGACTCAACTATCTTTGTAGCAAGTTTATGGACTTCAACAGTTGATGGCTTTGGATTTGTCAGCGTAAGCGGTTCACAGCCAACAACAATTCCAGCAGACCAAACATTATGGTACAACAGTGACATCACTGATGTTGACATCATGGTCAACAACGGCAGTGCATGGGTTGGTTACTTGTCTGTAAACGGTGCCAACAACTACTTGGTTGGTGGTAAAACTGTTGTTAACGGTGGTGTTGGTGGTACTGAAACTGATCCAAACGGACCAATTGTTAGTGCTACCAAGCCCAAAAAACAAAGCGATGGTACTCCATTAGCTCACGGTGACATCTGGGTCAGCACAGCAGACATTGGCAACTTCCCAATAATTTACAAGTACAACTTGGTAACCAGCAAGTGGGTGTTAGTTGACAATGCTGACCAAACCACATCAAACGGTATTGTGTTTGCTGATGCTCGTTACACTACAAACGGTCAAGGTTCTGCTCCAAGCACAATCAAAGACTTGTTGTCCAGTAACTTTGTGGATCGTGATTGCCCAGAAGCAGCATTGTATCCAAAAGGCATGTTGTTATGGAATCTACGTCGTTCAGGATTCAACGTTAAGAAATTTGTACAAAACTACGTTGTTTCTGACGAATTGAACACCATGTATCAACCAACAGGTGCACCAGATGCACAAACATCTTACTATCCACATCGTTGGGTAAGTGCGGCTGCTAACCAGTTGGATGGTTCAGGCACATTTGGAACAGCAGCTCAACGTGCAGTTGTGTTGACTGGCTTGTTGGCAACTATTCAAGAAAACACAGGAATCCGCCAACCAGACACAGTTATTTTCAACTTGTTGAGTTGCCCAGGATACTTGGAAACATACAGTGCATTGATTGGTTTGAATACTGACAACGGCGAAAGCGCATTTATTATTGCTGACGCTCCAGCCAACATGACACCAGATGCCACAACACTAAGCAACTGGGGCAACAACACAGCAGGTGCAGCAGTGGACGGACCAGTTGGTTTGATTGCCACAAACGCTTACTCAGCTGTGTATTATCCATGGGCCTACACCAGCGATTTGATTGGCAACTTTGTTGTTGTTCCTCCAAGTCACGTGATGTTGCGCACAATTGCTCTAAGCGACAATGTTTCTTATCCATGGTTTGCACCAGCTGGTGTACGTCGTGGTGGTGTAACAAACGCCAGCTCAGTTGGCTATGTTGACAAGAACAGTGGTGAATTTATCACAGTGGCATTGAACGGTGGTCAGCGCGATACACTAGCAGGTATCCATGTGAACCCAATCACATATCTTGCTGGAACAGGTTTGGTAGTGTACGGACAGAAAACACGTCAGTTGGTTGCCAGCAGTCTGGATCGTATCAACGTGGCACGTTTGGTAATTTACTTGCGTTACCAGTTGAATGTAATTGCTAAACCATTCATATTTGAACCCAACGACACAATTACACGTAACGAAATCAAACAACAAATTGAAAAATTATTGTTAGGGTTGACAGCTCAACGTGCGTTATATGACTTCTTGGTAGTTTGCGACAAGTCAAACAACACACCAGCTAGAATTGATGCCAACGAATTACATGTTGACATTGCAATCGAACCAGTCAAAGCAGTTGAATTCATCTATATACCAATGCGTTTAGAAAACACTGGTGGTGTAGCTGGACTTGGCGCATAATAGGAGAATATAAATGGCAATCGCATCATTATCTAATTTCACAGTACCACTAGCAAGCGACCAAAGTGCAGGCTCGCAGGGCATGTTGATGCCCAAGCTAAAGTATCGTTTCAGAGTAACATTTGAAAACTTTGGCACAAGCGGTAGTACTACAGAACTTACAAAACAAGTTCAAGACTGCGCCCGTCCAAGTGTTAAATTTGCAAACCAGGTAATTGAGATTTACAACAGTAAGATCAACTATGCTGGCAAGCCAACTTGGGATCCAATTGCAGTTAAACTGCGTGACGACGTCACAGGCGCTGTTACAACATTGATCGGCGAGCAGAATCAAAGACAATTTGACTTCTTTGAACAAAGTTCAGCAGCTTCAGCAGGTGACTACAAATTCACCATGCGTATTGAAATGTTGGACGGTGGTAACGGAACCAGCACACCAAACGTGCTTGAAACATGGGTAGTTTATGGTTGCTACATCGCTGCCACTAACTATCAAGGTCTTGATTACAAAGCTCAAGAAGCAGTTGTGTTGGATCTCAGCATACAGTATGACAATGCTGTACAAACCACTGGCGGCGCACTGGGAGTTTCTCCTTCAGTACAGTTACCAGGCGCAAGTACAACAAGCAACTTACTAGGTTCTTAATACACAAAGTCCACTTAGGTGGACTTTTTGTTGACTGATCATTAAGTACGCAGTTAATATTTTCGATAAATATTGTTATGGCATTCACATCTAATCCAACTTTAGACGCTACCAACCAGTTAAATGGTGATCAGGTAATCTTAAAAGACTACAAACACGCAGCCAATCTTTTCACGGCTGACCAGTTTAGATTAGCACCTAAAAGTAATTTCTTATTTCATGTGGCATTTGGCATCAACTATGGCGCATTGCAAAATGCTCAGCTGGTTCAGCGTTACGGCCAAGAAATCAACATGTTGGTCAAGAACATTGATTTGCCAAGTTTTACCATGGACACTGCAACATTAAATCAGTACAATCGTAAAAAAGTAGTACAGTACAAGGCAAAGTATGGCGAAATATCTGTAAAATTTCATGACGACAACATGGGGTTGATCAATCACTTGTGGCAAGCATATTGGAGTTACTACTATGCTGATGCAAGAACCGCAACCAATCCAGGTGCATACGCACGTAATGCCATGCAAAATTATAGAAGTGCCATGCCCAACCCTTATGGTTTCGATAATGGCAGTTCACAACCATTTTTTAATTATATTAGAATTTATCAAATGGCCAGACATGAATACATTTGCTACAAAATAATCAATCCACTTATTACTAGTTGGAACTACGGCAAAGTAAGCTACAGTGATGCCGGCGTTCATGACTTTGATATGAAACTGTCATATGAAGCAGTGACATTCAGTGTTGGTGCGGTAACTCCTGGAGATCCAGAAGGATTTGCCTTGCAAGATTCGCACTATGATTTGTCACCTAGCCCGCTAAAAGGACCCAATCCAGATTCAACAGTGAACAATCCCAGCTTTGTTAAATCACTTGATACCACTGGGCTTGCACCGGGCATACTGGCCAATGCTATCAACTCCGTAAATGAAAATCAAAATACCAGTGGTGCGTTGAGCAATGTTGCAGGCGGCCTTGCTCTTGCAACAGCCGGTGTTGGAATATTCAATGCATTGGGCGGTGCAGCTGGCATTGGCAATGCATTTGGTGGAGCCATAGATGCAGTAAGTGGGGCAGTGGGTGGAGCCATAGATGCAGTGGGTGGAGCAATTGGTGACATATCAACATCAATCGGTTCAGCTGTTGGCGGACTTTCGGACGCAGTATTTCCAGGCGGAGACAACAATTCAAGCTCTGCTCCGGATCCATTTGACTTTTAAAAACCTATGATAACAAACTTACCACAAACACCCGTTAGTTCGAAAAATGTAAAAACATTCTTTGACAATTTCTTTTCAAAACCCGTGAGCTTTCCCGCAGATCAAATAGATGCGGTCACTGGCTTTTTTGGCAAAAGAGGCTTTGATGCCACCAGTGCCAGTAGTATTGCAATCACCCTACTGAATCAAGCAAGAAATGAAAATGTAAATGTGTTTTCTTTGTTGGACAGTTTGAAAGGCCTAACAGATGTGCAGTTGAGCCAAGTGATTACGCAAGTGTTGAACGCCAGCAGAGAAAAAACCAGTCTACTGGGCTACAGAGTAAAACCAGTCACCGACACTTACGAAAGTAGAAATATTTTAGTGTAATATGGCTAAATTTGCTCGCGGCAAGTTCGCAATGAAACATCCTGAAAAGTACGTGGGCACCAAGGTACCAACTTATAGAAGCAGTTGGGAATGGAGTTTCATGAACTTTTGCGACAACAACAAGGCCATACAAAAATGGGCCAGCGAAGCTGTACAAATCCCCTACAAAGATCCCTTGACCAATAGACAAACGGTGTATGTGCCAGATTTTTTCATACAATACGTGGACAAGAATGGTCGTGTGTCTACGGAATTGATTGAAATCAAACCCGCCAGTCAAAGCATACTGGAACGTGTGGGCAAAAACAAATACAATCAAGCACAGTTTATTAAGAATCAAGCCAAGTGGGCCAGCGCCAGTCTTTGGTGCAAGCAACAGGGCATAAAGTTTAGAATTCTTAATGAAAATGATATATTCAGTCAAGTCTAAGCATAAGTAGTATTATGACCAAGAAACTCGAAGAAATTTTAAATTTACCTGAAAGCAAGAAAATTGTCAAGCAGGAAGAAAAAGCAGCTAAAAAAGCTGAAGTTGCTGAGCCGTTTATTCGCGACATGAGCGAGTATGATAAAATCAGTGCAGCCCTGCCGCAAGTGAAAGGCTTGGGCGATGTTGGCGATCAAGAGCTGGACGAGCTTGCACAAAAAGCAAAAGATGCCTACGAAGACATCATGGATTTGGGCATGAACGTTGAAGCACGTTACAGTGGTAGATTGTTTGAAGTTGCCGCCAGTATGTTGGGTCATGCCATCAGTGCCAAAAGTGCAAAACTTGATAAAAAGTTAAAAATGATTGATTTGCAACTCAAAAAACAAAAATTAGACCAAGATGCACTTGGAGTAGATGACAGTGTCACCATCCAAGGTGAAGGTGTGATTGTGACTGATCGCAACAGTTTGTTGGAAAAATTAAAGAATATAAAATAAATACATGACTAGGATCCAACTATGAAATCATTTAAAGACTACTTAACAGAAAGCAAAAAGATCTACGAATTCAAGGTCAAAATTGCTGGCGAATGCCCCAAAGATTGTGCAGCACAAATAAAGCTGGCCTTGGCTCAATTCCATGTGCAAAGTTGCAGCGCAGGCAAGAGCACACCAATTCAAGAGCGTCAATCAGAATTTCCAGAACACAAAAATGTTGGAATGACAATTTTTGATGTGTGTACCAGTTACCCAGCTACCAGCTTGCAAATACGTGATATGATTGCAGAACGTTGCGGCATTGTACAGTCCAATGTCAAAGTCAAAAACCTTGCAGAAGAAAAAGAATATGAACTCAACCATGCCAACGACAAGCGCAGTGGCAAAGCTGTGATTGGCACTGAGCCAGAGTCAAGTGATAACCAAAACCTAGTGGGCGAAGAATACAAGATGAATTTCTTGAAAGAATTAAACAAAAACAAGACGCAAGGTACACAAGTCAAAGGCGTTAATGATGAGATTTTGGCATCGGACACTCCCAAG